CGGCGTGGTCGGCGTGTGCGGCGGCGAGGACGGCGGCGTGGGCGGCGGCGGCACGACGAGCGTCGGCGGAGCGCGAAGCCCAGCTTCAAGACCTCATCACAATCTTCGGAACAACCATAGGAACCCAAGCATGAACACCAACAACCCGCAGACCCCGACCGAGCTCGTCCGGTGGATCGCAACGCAGGCCCCCATATACGACTGGCACCCGAAAGAATCCCACGACATTGCTCTGAGCAGCAGGAACGAGATGCTCGACACAGCCCGGCGCATCGCCCGGTCCCTATCGCCCTCTCCAGACATGCCCGAGACCATCTCACCGCTACTGCTGGAGGCGTGCCTCTGTGTTTGGGAATCCATTCTGGAACGCCGATATGTTCTGGAACGCCAACACGGCAGCTTTCTTGAGCCCCCGAATTGGAAGCACGTGTGGGAAAGTTACGGCTCCGCCCATTTCCGTATTGAGGTCACACCCATCATCGCCGCCTTTGCCCTCCGGGTGTATGATGCCCCCGGAATGAACACGTTCATTCGGGAGGAGCTTGGCTGGAGCTATGATTGGGATTTCATTCCGTGGATAGTGGATCAGATCACGCTGTTTACCGACAACGGCTACCCCACCCTGCCCGATCTGGACGCCGCAGTTCAACGCCTGAAAAACGAGCGGCCCAAAGATTGACAACCAGCATCATCATCGTCAGTAACCTCCGTTTAATCCATCCCATGCCAGCATCACTAAATGCCGGTGGGGGGACGTAAAATTGGAGCTTCTTCTCATTTGGATTGTATACTGCGGGGGGTATGTCCTCTTTGCGATGCTCGTCCACCACCTCACCTTGAAAGGCCCACATGACCGCTCTTGACTACATCAACAAGTACGAGCCGTGGCTATTAACGATTGCCCGCGATCCAAGCCAAGTACCTCTTCAGATGCAGGCCGAGGCCCGCTCGCGGGCAGAAGCGCTGGGTATCATAGGGGTTCCCGATCCGCAAACCGGTTTACTTTCCTTTCCAAAGGAGGTATGGTTCGCCACTTTCTGACACCCTATAGGAGCTTTCCATTTCTGACGCATCAACCTTCTCTCTCGACCCCCTTTTTCAGGTTCTCTCGGAGGCGCGTTCAGTGTCTCCTAGTCTGACCGTCGCACAGCTTCAGGTCTTCCTCTTGGTGGCCTCGAAGCGTGCGATCAGCCAGTCTGAGCTCGAAGACCTGACAGACCTGTCGGACGCCTCGGTCTCCCGCATCTTGGCCCTGCTCGGCCAGTACGGAAACCGGGGCACCGATCCCCTGAACCTGATTGAGGTGGTCCCCGACGCCAATGACCGGCGGCGTAAGGAGTACCTTCTGACGCAGCGGGGGCGGCGGGTTCTGGCCCAGATCGGCAACCATCTTTCGCGATACAAAGGAGTTTCTCGTGACAGCTCGGCCCAAGGGTGATCGGTGGTACGCGGACTTTACCCACGCGGGTGCCCGCTACAGGGAGTTCGGGTTCGCCTCGGAGCTTGAGGCTGCCTCTTGGGAGGCTCAGGCGCGGGTGAGTTTGGTCAAGGGTCTACCCCTTCCATCAGGGCCGACGGCTACCAAAACAAAGTTGGTGGCGATAAAAGACCATGTCCAGTATTGTCACCGGGCGCAGTGGGCAGCACAGGGGTCCGGCGTGAAATCCACCCGAAATGCGGAACACTTCGCCGAGTTTGTCGGCCCGTATCTCTCTGTCTCCGAGGCGCTGACGACGGCCAACATCACTGAATACGTCGAGGACCTGAAGGTCAACGAGCTCAGCGGCGGGACCATCAATCGTCGGCTCGCGGCCATCTCGGTGCTCGTGAAGCACGCCTCGGCTCTCAACCTGATCGACAGGGTGCCACTTCTGACATGGGAGCCGGAGGGTAGGGGCCGCAAGCGGTACTTCACCCGAGACGAGGTGGCCCAGATCGTGGCAACCACCCGACAGTGGGGCTACCACCTTGAGGCTGGCTTCTTCTGCTTCCTAGTGGACACCGGAGCTCGCGTTGGGGAGGCCCTAGGGGTGGACGTCAGGACCTGCCTGACCGACACGCGAGTGACCTTCCTGAAGACCAAGAACGGCCGAGACAGGACCATCCCGCTCACGGCTCGCGCCTCCGCCGCTATCCACATGGACCCGAGAGGGTTCCAGACGCTGAACAGGTGGGGACTGCGGTCTCTCTGGGAGCGCCTGAGGAGCCACCACACGTGGATCGGCAGCGCCTCGCTGCACACCTTCAGACACACCTGCGCGAGCTGGCTGGTACAAAGCGGAGTGGACCTTTACCGGGTGAAGGAGTGGATGGGGCACCTGTCCATCGTGACCACACAGATTTACGCCCACCTCAGTCCCGAGCACATGTCCGGGATGGTGGACGTACTTGAACAGAAAGGAGCTTAAAGTGCCCTACTACTATTTTGAAAAATGCCGAGCCATATGACCCGCCGGAGTGTTCAGACTCTTGCCAGAGAATATGTGGAAATTGTCAAGGCCGACAAGGCCCTCCTCAAGGCAGAGCGGGAGCTTAAAGAAGCGAAGAAAGAGCTTCGCGCCCGCGCCCAGCTCGCTCTAACAGAAAGAAGAACCCAATGTCTGACGACCACCTGACCAGCATGGACTATGACGTGCTTGATATGCTCGTCAACGGTCGTACCCACTGGAGCGACACGGGCACCGAAATAGTCTGGGGAGCTGCGATGTCTGTAATCATCGAGCACCTACACAGCCGCGGGCTTGTGTCGTATCCGAATGTCAAGGTTACCGATGCTGGCCGCGCCGTCCTAAATGCCCGATCCAAGAAGCCCCCAACAGTAGGAGTGAATGATGAATAACGTGATCAGCCTTGTCCAGCCAGAAATCAATCAGGACGCGCTAAGGGCTGCCCGTGAATTGGTTGAAAAGATCGAACACGGTGACGTGATCGCCTGTGGCATTATCGCTGTGCAACGCGTCCGGACGGTGTCGACAATCGTCAGCGCCAGCAAGGCATACCATGAACTGAACAGCGGTGCGGCGCGTTTGGCTGCGATCTTGGCAAACATGTCAGATAATGGAGACCCCGCCCCATGACCCGACTGAGTGAAGAACGGGTGAAGGCGCTGATCGCCGGAACCGCGGCGATGCATCCTGCCGAAGTGGCCTCCCTCGCGGCCGAGGTGAAGCAGCTGCGTGAGACATTGGAATACTACGCCAGCCAATACTGCGAGAACCCCGGCTTCGACGGTTGCGGGAAGTATGGGCCCGATGATTGTGATGGATGCCGCGCCCGCGCCTTGGTGGCCCCTCCGGGGGTCGAACCCGGACGCCCATAAGGCTCAGCATTTTAAGTGCTGTGCGTCTACCGTTTTCGCCAAGGGGCCATCCAGTCGGGTGGCCTTTTCAATTCAGAAGGAGAATGAAGTCAATGTCAAAACCACAAATTGACAGTGTGGTGGTGGAAGAGGAGGCCTCCCGGTTTCGCGTGTTGAGAGCGTACACCCGGTGACAGGGTGGGTGACAGATCGCCAGAAGCCCCCGCCGCACGGTGACAGAGTTTTCCGACCCAACCCCTTGAACTAGCTAGCCTTTCCGAAAAACACAGGAGACTTAAAATCGTTTGGCAAATGCCTACCATATCAAGAATGTTTCCCAAAACACTGATCTAACTCGCTGTTTTTGATTGGAAACCACACGGCGGCATTGGCTGCCAAATTCCTTCCTTCTCCAGAAAAATGAGGCCTCAGTGACAGTTTCCCAAGACCTGTTAGATGCACGAATGGTCGCCGACGGGGTGGACCGGGCGCGTCGTGACTATGCCGCAGCGCTGGAGCGCGGCTCTCTGGCCGAGACACGGGCCGGTATCGCGTCCATGCGCGGTGTCATCGAGCCCGTCATCCAGGCTGTAGCCGAGCACATGGTGGCCTGTGAGGCGCAGGGCCGGGGCCGAACACCCCTGCTCTTCCAGCTCTGCGGAGCCATGGACCCAGCCGTATTGGCTTATCTGACGCTCCGCCACGCCATCTCGGAGGCCGGGGAGGGCGGCTGCACCCTCACGTCCATGGCGCGAGAGGTCGGCCGGGCGGTTGAGATCGAGGGCGTCGTCCGCTCCTTCAACGAGGCTGATCCCGCCGCCGTCAAGGTCATCACCCAGACCCTGAAGAGGCGCGGCACAGGTGGATCGCGAGCTGCGGTGGTTCTCCGGGCCAACGCCAAGCAGCGGGGGCACGATCAAGAGCCGTGGGCGCACCGCCACATCCTTTTGGTCGGCCTCTCATTGATTGATCTGATGGTGGGGTCTACCAAGCTCTTCGAGCTCTACCAGACCCGCCGCGGAAAGCGCCCCGTGAGCATGATCCGCCTCTCAGCAGCGGCGCTCGCGTGGTTGGCGGACCACACCCACAAGGCGGGCCTGCTCGCCCCGGCCTACCTGCCCATGGTGGAGACCCCCGTGCCGTGGACGGGGCTTCGTGGGGGCGGCTATCGGGGCACCTTAGGGAGCCGGTCGCCCCTCACTAAGCGGTCCTTCAAGGGGCAGACCGAGGCCCTTGCTCAGGCCCCCCTTGAGACCGTCTATGCGGCGGTCAACGCCATTCAGGATACGCCCTGGGCGGTCAATCAGCGGGTCCTGAAGACGATGCAACAGGCGTGGGACACGGGACGTGCCTTCCCCGGCCTTGTCAACAAGGAGGACGACGAGCTCCCGCCCAAGCCGTGGACCGGGACGCCTTCGCCGGATGAGCTCCGTAAGTGGAAGTACGAAGCCCGCTGTGTCTATGAGGCGAACGCCAAGGCGCAGGCCCAGCGCTTCACGACGAGCCGTCTTCTGTCAGTCGCGAGCGACCTCAAGGATTGTCCGGCCCTGTACTTCCCCCATCAGCTTGACTTCCGGGGACGCGTCTATGCCAAGCCCGTCGGCCTGTCGCCGCAGGGGCCTGACGAGGCACGGGCACTGCTCCAGTTCTCCGTTGACACGGATGCCAACCCAGAGCCGGACCATGGCGTCCGGGCTCTCGACATCCATGGGGCCAACTGCTTCGGTATCGACAAGGTGTCCTATACTGAGCGCCTTCAGTGGGCTCAGGGGAACCACATCCGCATCCTGGCCACCGCCGCTGACCCCTTTGCGGACCTCTGGTGGACCGAGGCGGACCAGCCATGGACCTTCCTCGCCTACTGCTTCGACCGGCAGCGCGTGGTACAGGGCCTGACGTCCACCATACCGGTGTCGGTTGACGGTTCCTGCAACGGCCTCCAACACTACGCGGCCATGCTGCGGGACCCCATCGCTGGGGCCGCCGTCAACCTCACAGGGTCGGCCACGCCGCAGGACATCTACCGCGAGGTGGCTGTCCGTGCGTCGAGCATCCTTCACGACCGCGCTCTGGAGGGGGACTGGATTGCGCAGGGCTGGCTGGACTTTGGCATCGACCGGAAGATCACTAAGCGGCAAGTCATGGTTCTCCCATACGGCGGCACCCACATGTCGTGCATTGAGTACACTCGCGAAGCGGTGAACGAGAAGATCGCTGGCGGGAAGCCTAACCCGTTCGGAGACGCCCTCGGACGTGCCGTCGTGGACCTCTCAGGTGTCATCTGGGAAGCGATCGGACACGTCGTGGTCTCTGCTCGGGCCGCCATGGGCTGGCTCCAGACGCTCTCCCGTGCCTACACGGCGAAGGGTCTGTCTCTATCTTGGTCGGTCCCGAGTGGTTTTGTGGTCCATCAGGGCTACATGAGCCAGAAGCAGGAGAGGATCAACACGATCTTCGGGTCTTTGAAGCGGGTCCGGAACTACTACTACACGGACACCGACACGCTGGACGGGGCGCGACAGGCTCTCGCTTTCCCCCCAAACTTCGTCCACTCCTACGACGCGGCAGCCCTTAGTTTGACGGTTGCCGCGGCGAGGGAAGAGGGGCTGACCCACTTCGCCTGCATCCATGACAGCTTCGGGACACGGGCGCGGGACCTCGACAGCCTTGCTCTCACCATCCGGCACCAGTTCGTCCAGATGTATGAGAACCACGACCCGCTGCGGGAGCTCTTCGACCGGGCCACCGGCCTCGGGATCACTGTCGATCCGCCCCCTCAGCGTGGTTCCCTCAACCTAAAGGAGGTCTATCAAAGCGCCTACTTTTTCTCGTGAAACGCCTACCAAAAGGTATTTGACGCCCCGATTAGCCGATTTCTAACACGAAAGGCAACCAATGAAACGAAACAACAATCACAGCATGACGATCCACATGGGAGCTACCCAGTTCACCGTGACGATCCATGGCAAAGACGGCGACACCGTGCATGACATCAATGCTATGCAACCGGCGGAGCGCGGGAGGTTCTTCGGGACTTTCCGGAGTGTCATGAACAGGCAGCTCGGGGGTGGCCAGTGAAGATCACCCTTTCCCACGGAAACTACCCAAGACCGATCAAGCCGCCGTACGACTTCCCTATTCTGGCACAGCCAATGTCCCAGTATAGGACGGCGGTCCCAGCCCCGGTGTTCTTGTTCTTCTCAGAGCGTCACATGATGGTGCTCAGCGCACACAGGGGCTCCAGCTGGGAGATTGGAGTTCTGTTGGAGGACCCTCCGGTACGCCTAAGCGACCTCGCTTACTGCGAAGGCTCCGTGGAGTTCACACAGTGCGCGTGAACCGGGACCTCATCACCAACGTCAGCGCCACACTCGGCCCACGTGCCGCCTACGATGTCGTTGACGCGCTCCAGAACCACCCACCGCAGCACCAACTCGCCGCTGTGGCCGCCGTCTTCGTACTCGTCTCTGACCTCTACGGCATGGACATCCCTGATATGGTTCAGGTGTTCCGCAACATGACCAAAGACGAGCGGAACGAGGCGAACGAGCACATTCGCGCTCTCCAACTGTACATTCAACACGAGCTCACCGCAGCTCGGGCACCAAGGACCTGACACCGTGAAAATCATCCTCGTACTCTTCATCTTCTTCGCCCAGCCCGCCCCGCCTCAGGTGGCGCAGCAGGAAGTCCAGTCTCTGGAGGTGTGCTTCAAGGCCTCCGCCGCGTTCCTGGCCCAGAGCCCGGACGAATTCGGAGCAACCAGCATCGCCGCCGCCTGTGAGATCAGGAAAGCCGGAGACCCGGCGTGATGGTTATGGCCTCCTTCCTGATCTTCTTGGTGGCCCTGCCGGTCACCCTCGGTATCGCCGCGGCGTTCCTCATGGCCTTCGTCTTGGACACCATAGGCGATGCCGGAGACGGGCCGACAGAGACATGAGACAGCCTCGCGCCCTCATGATTGCCCGCTGGTACTGGGCCAAGGGTGAACCCGCCCCGCTGGACATCGAGCTGGCGATCATCGCCCTCGGGTTCGACCTTACAGTTCTCGAAGCCCGCTATCGCTGGCGCTGACACCTACCAAAACAAGGACAATACGCATTGGCATACGAAAAGAAGAAGTACATCAACGGAACGACGCCTGCTGGCCGCTTCAAATACCCCAAGCTCTCCAAGCCGGACTTCGGCACCAAGGAATACCCCAAGGAGGACGGCGAATACTCGGTCCAGCTCATCCTGAACGCCTCTGACCCTGCCACGAAGGCCTTCATCGCCTTCCTCGACCCGTACTACCAAACAGCCATCAAGAACGCGAACGACGAGTTCAACAAGCTCAAGGTGGACATCCGGAAGAAGCACGGCGGCGTGAAGGTCAACCCCCTCTTCACCGAGCTGTATGACAGCGAGACCGAAGCCCCGACCGGCGAGATCAGCTTCAAGTTCACCGCGAAGCACTCCTACGTGGACAAGAAGACCGAGGCTCGGATGATCCTCAACAAGCCGCCGATGTTCAGCGCCACTAAGACCCCGTTGAAGAACGTGGACCCGTGGGGTGGGACGCTCGGCAAGGTCGCCTTCTCGTTCGAGGACGGTGGTTACTTCATCCCCGGCACCGCTGCCGCAGGCCTGAAGCTCAAGTTGACCGGAACCCAAATCCTGGAGCTGGTCGAGGCCGGTGCCCGTGACGCCAACTCGCTCGGTTTCCGTGACGAGGAAGGCTATGACGACATCAATGTCCCAGCGGACGCTCCCGCCTCAGACGCTCAGGACGACGAAGACGGTACCGCCTTCTGATGTCATCCAAATCCAAGGTCCGAGCGCGAGCTCTCAAAGCGGGCTACCGCTCGGGCCTCGAAGAGGTTGTGGCCGCCCAGCTTCAAGGCCGGGCCAGCTACGAGCCCTTCACGATCCCCTACACGAAGCCTGAGCGGAGCCACCGGTACACACCGGACTTCGTACTGCCCAACGGGATCATCATTGAGACCAAGGGCAGGTTCGTCACCGCCGACCGGCAGAAGCACCTCTTCATCAAGGCCTGCCACCCTCGGTTAGACATTCGGTTCGTCTTCTCCAATCCCAACAACCGCATCGGGCCAAAGTCCAAGACCACCTACGCCGACTGGTCGAACAGTCACGGCTTCCAGTGGGCGCGGGGCTCTGTCCCGGCGGAGTGGCTCGCTGAGAAGCCTGCCTCCGACGGCTACGTCTTCCAGTTCTTTCCACAGCAGAGGTCCCAATAATGTCGTTCACTACCGTACTCGAAAAGAAGCAGACCGAACTCCTACTCGACCACTTCAAGGCCGCCCCGTCCATCTCCCCGATGGAGGCGCAAGGCATGTTTCTCATTCGCTCCCTCTCCCGGCGCATCAACGACCTTGAAGCTCGGGGCTACACGTTCTTCCGTGAGGCCAAGAGGGACACGCGGGGTCAGCGGTACGTTCGCTATCACCTCGTAAAGAGGCCCGCTCTCAAGGCCGCCTGATGCCGCGGATGGAAGAGAGTGAGTTCATCGCCCATCTTCCGTGTCCCTGCGGGAAATCCTCAGACGGCCTAGCCACATACACCGATGGACACGGGCACTGTTTCCCCTGCGGGAAGCACTTCCCATCCCTTGAAGATGGTCCTCCGCGGCCACAGCAGGAGAAGAAGATCACCAACCTACTCGATGGAGAGCCTCGGGCCTTACCGGCTCGGGGCCTCACCGAAGAAACCTGCTCCCGTATGGGCTACTGGGTTGGCTCGATGGGCGGCAAGGCCGTACAAATAGCCAACTACTACGCCGCCGACGGGGTCACCCGCGTGGCTCAGAAGGTTCGGGACGCCAACAAGGGTTTCTCCTTCATCGGGGAGCCCAAACAGGCCGCCCTGTTTGGCCAGCAGCTCTGGCGCAACGGCGGACGCCGGGTCTACATCACCGAGGGTGAGATCGACGCGCTGACCGTGTTTCAGGTGACCGGTCACAAGTGGCCGGTCGTCTCCGTTCCCAACGGTGCCCAAGGCGCTGCCAAGTCGCTGGCCAACCAGTTGCCATGGCTCAACCTGTTTGAACAGGTGGTGCTGGTCTTCGACAACGACGAGGCTGGCCGGTCCGCAATCGAGGCCTGCGTCAAGCTCTTCCCGCCCGGTAAGGCGTACGTCGTTTCCCTTCCTGCCGACATCAAGGACCCGTCCGAGATGCTTCAGGCGGGCCGAGCGCCCGAGCTGGTTACACGGCTCTGGGAGGCAGCGGCCTACCGTCCCGACGGCATCGTTGGCATCGCTGATGTCGAGGATGTGGTCATGGCGGACATCGCTAAGGGCCTCCCCTGGTTCCTCCCCGCCGTTGACGCCCTGTCTTATGGGCGGAGGACGGGGGAGGTGATTGCCCTCGGGGCCGGTACCGGCGTTGGTAAGACCGACATCATCACGGAGCAGATCGCCTTCGACCTGACGGTGCTCAAGCAGCCCGTGGCCGTCTTCGCCCTAGAGCAGATGCCTGCCGAGACCGTCAAGCGAATCGCCGGTAAGGTTGCCTCGCAGCGCTTCCACGTTCCCGACGGCAGCTGGACTAAGGGTCAGCTCCAGAAGGCAGTGGACACCCTCAAGCAGGGCGGACAACTGTTCCTCTACGACAACTTCGGAGCCACGGATTGGGCAATAATCAGGGAGCGTATACGCTTCCTAGCCCACACCGAGGGCGTCAAGCTGTTCTATCTTGACCACCTGACAGCGCTGGCTGCCGCCGCTCCGGACGAGAGGGTTGAGCTGGAGAAGATCATGGCCGAGATCGGGGCTCTCGTTAAGGAGCTGAACGTCTGGCTCCTGTTCGTTAGCCACCTCGCCACCCCCGACGGGAAGCCCCACGAGGAGGGCGGCAGGGTCACCATCCGCCACTTCAAGGGCTCCCGCGCCATCGGCTTCTGGTCCCACTTTATCATAGGCCTGGAGAGAGACCAGCAGGCGGATAACGAAGACGACAGACACACGACCGTGCTTCGCATCCTCAAGGATAGGCTGACGGGGCAGGCCACCGGCAAGACCGTATCGCTAGGTTACGACCCCTCTACGGGCCGCGTATCCGAGGCTGTTCACACCCCCTTTAACTCGGAGGCAGTGTTCTGACAAAAGTACGCATTTTCGATATCGAAACTGACGGCCTATACGATGAGGTCACCAAGCTCCACTCCCTCGTCATAGGCGATCCCAACAAGGACCCCGATCCGGACACGGGGACACAACTTACGGTCTCCGCCACCGGGGGCGTACCCATCTCCGTAACGGGCGGGCTTGAAGAGTTGGCCAACGCCGACGTCATCGTGGGCCACAACGTCGTGGGCTACGACATTCCGGTTCTGGACAAACTCTTCCCCGGCTGGCGTCCCACCGGCGGCAGTGGCCCCCTCGTGCTCGATACGATGCTCCTCAGCCAGCTTCTGTGGCCGGTCGAGCAGCTTCGTGAGCGCGATATGACGGCCTTCAAGAAGGGCGCGTTTCCCGGCAAGCTGATCGCCCGCTACTCGCTGGAAGCGTGGGGCCACCGCCTCAAGCTCCACAAGGGCGACTATAAGGGTGGCTGGGAGAAATGGTCTCCCGAGATGCAAGACTACTGCGAGCAGGACGTGATCGTCACCACCGCCCTGTGGAAGCTCTGCGAGGAGCGTCTCCGGGCGTGGGACATTGACCCGTTCGATCGCAACCCGCCACCCCGTAAGGACTGTGCGGTGGTGGAGCATCAGATGGCCGAGATCATCTCCCGGCAGGAACGCCGTGGTGTGGCCTTCAACACCAAGAAGGCAGAGGCCTTGCTCGGCATCCTCTCCGCCCGGAGTCTGGAGCTACAGGCCGCACTGGCGCTGGAGTTTCCACCACAGACGGTCGAGACAGTCTTCATCCCCAAGGCCTCCAACAAGAACAAAGGCTGGGTGAAGGGCGTCCCGGTCTCCCGCTTCAACACGACCCGCTTCAACCCCTCGTCTCGCCAGCAGGTGGCCGAGCGGCTGAAAAGTCTCGGGTGGGAGCCGGAAGAGTTCACCCCGGACGGTCAGCCCAAGGTCGATGACGACATTCTCAACAGCCTCCCGTACCCGAGCGCCAAGCTACTCGCGGAATACTACACCGTCGAGAAGCGTCTCGCTGCCCTCGGACATGGCAAGCAGGCGTGGCTGAAGCATGTCAAGAATGGCCGCATCCACGGGCGGGTCACTGTCAACGGTGCCGTTACCGGTCGCCCGACGCACTTCTCGCCCAACATGGCGCAGGTGCCGAGCGTGGGCCAGCCCTATGGGAAGGAATGCCGGGACCTCATTGAAGCGTCCATAGGCTACCTTTTGGTAGGGGCTGACGCCGACGCTCTGGAGCTTCGGGGCCTCGCCGGGTTCCTCGCCGCCTACGATGGGGGCGCGTACATCGACACCGTGCTCCGGGGTAAGAAGGAGCTCGGGACCGACATGCACACCCTAAACGCTCAGGCGCTGGGGTGTACGCGCGACGTCGCCAAGACATGGTTCTACGCCTTCATCTACGGGGCAGGGGACTGGAAGCTCGGCTTCACCCTGACCGGCCAGCGCGGACCCAAGGAGAAGATCGTCAAGATCGGCTCGAAGGGCCGGGCGGCCTTTCTCAAGAAGCTACCAGCCATGAAGGCTCTTCAGGACGCCATTGCCCGCGCCTTGAAGCTGCGCCCCTACGTGGTTGGCCTCGACGGTCGCCGGGTATCCGTCCGCTCGTCTCACGCCGCCCTCAATTCGGTTCTCCAGTCCATGGGTGCCGTAATCATGAAGCGGGCCGCGCTGATCCTCGATCAGGACCTCCAGCGGACCCACGGCCTCAGGGCTGGTTCGGACTACGAGTTCGTCCTGAACATCCACGACGAGTGGCAGATCGAAGCACGTCCCGAGTTTGCCGAGCTGATCGGCAAGACGGCTTGCGAGGCCATCACCAAGGCTGGCGAGTTCTACAGCTTCGCCTGCCCCCTGAAGGGCAACTACGTGGTGGGGAGGACGTGGGCTGAAACGCACTGACCTATCCGGCTACGTCTACCTCCTGACCAACCCGGCGTGGCCGGGCTGTACCAAGGTCGGAACCGCAAGCCTCCTCGGCCGTAGACTTTCCACCTACAACACCGGCTCTCCTCGCCGGGACTACTCCTACCACTGTTGGTGGTGGACGCCGGATCGCTACCGCGACGAGGCGGTTGCCCATTCCAGACTGGTGGGGTTTCGCATCGAGCAGTCTGAGTGGTTCCGCGTGGGTTCCGAAGACGCCCGCATCCTCCTCAACCCCCTCTTTGAAAGGTATTCAGATGTCCCTACAAACCTACCCGGCGGCCCGCGCATCGCACCTCCGGTCCAAGTACGGGATTGCCAGCCCGATGGCCCCCCGCCAGCCAGCCGTCGACGCTGAAGAGGCGCGGCGGGCGGAGGAAGCCGTGAAGGGCTACCTCCCGCTCCCTGACGAGTTCAAGCCCATCCCCCTTCTCCTCCCGTCCAAGTCGAAGCGCCCCAGTGTCCACTAAAGCGTTTGAAGACATAAGTATAGGTCTCCGACATTCAAGACCCGTTCGTTATGCGGCTGGAGCTGTTTATGGAGGCAGATCAATAAGCGTCCTTACTAGTCGGCATGAGCCTTCCCCGGTTTGGGAGCTCATAGCCATTAAACTGGGTATTGGGACATGGTTTTTTGAGGACGACTATCGCGCCGAAATCATCATCGTAAGGGGGGACCCCAGTGTCCACTAAGACCACTGTGTTGGTGGATGCCGACACCTACGTCTACCAAGCAGCCCTTGCCGTGCAGACGTCGTTCGGCTTCGACGATGCCGGTCCAATGCTCCACGCGGACGAGGGGGAGGGCATGGACAAGCTCAACCACCTGCTTGAAGACCTCTCGGACGCGGTGAGCCCCTACTGCCCCGGAGGCTTCACCATTCTCCTGGCCCTCTCAGACAGTGGAGCAAACTTCCGGAAGGACTTCTGGCCCACCTACAAAGGCAACCGAGGCCACCGTCCGCTGCTCTACGACCACCTCAGGCGGGTGTTACTGGACCACCATGGGGCCTATGTGCGCCCCCGGCTGGAGGCCGACGACATCCTTGGCATCCTCGCCACCAGCCCGAAGCTCTACCCCGGCCCGAAGCTGATGGTAAGCATCGACAAGGACCTCATGCAGGTGCCCGGCAGGCTCTTCAATCCAACCAAGGAAGAATACACAGAGACCAACCCCGAGCAGGGGTTTTTACTGTTTATGGCCCAAGTCCTGACCGGCGATGCTTGCGACAACTATCCCGGCTGCCCAGGCATCGGCCCTGTTAGGGCGGGCCGCATCCTCGACAGGACCATGACCCAGGCCGAGCTCTGGGACTCGGTTGTCAAGACGTACGAGCTGAAGGGTAAGACCGCCGAAGACGCTCTCGTACAGGCCCGCTGTGCCCGCATCCTTCTTGCTCAAGATTACGACTTCAAAAACAGGAGCCCGATTTTATGGACACCCCCACTGACCTCGTTAAGCTCACCAATCCCAAGGACGAGATAGGGACCACCAAGCTCCCACTCCATGCCGTCCCGGACACAGCAACCATCTTCATGGCGCTGGCGTTTGCTGAGGGGCAGTCGAAGTATGGGGCCTTCAACTGGCGCGTTGCCGGTGCCAGGGTCTCGATATACATAGCCGCCGCCCGCCGCCACATCGCGAAGTGGATGGCCGGTGAAGAGTGTGACTCGAAGACCGGGGTCCACCACCTGGCCTCCGCCATGGCTTGTCTTGCTATCATCCTTGACGCGCGTCTCGTGGGAAAACTGACCGATGACCGGCCCCCGTCAATCGGCTCCCTCCCAGGACTTATCGACGACTTTGAGGACGTGGTGAAGCACCTCTACAACATCAACAGCGGCCACACTCCACGCCACTACACGATCGAGGACGAAGTATGAGCGCACGCCTCTCGGAACGGAGGGCCAAGGCCGTGGGATTTAACGCCCCTATTAGCCAAACCCCCCCTTTCCCCTCCCTAAGTGTTCCTAGGGTAACACCCGACCTGATCGAGTACCTGAATGCTGTGTTTCCAGATCGCATCTCCCATGTGGAGCAGCACGGTCTAGAATATGCAAAGGGGGCCAGGAGCGTGGTTCACCACCTCATGGGACTTCTCTCTCAACAGGAAAACTAATCATGTGTTTTGGTGGTAGACCCTCCACCCCTCCCCCAGCGACTGCCCCAGCCCCACCTCCGCCTCCTCCTATGGACGCTCCGGCCTCTCCAGCTTTCAATGAAGATGCTACGACGGCCGCTAACGCCAGTGATCGTGCTGTTGGCGACAGGGCAGGACGCAGATCGCTACGTGTTGACCTTCAGGCCCCAGGATCGGGTGGTACCACCCAGTCCGCACTGACGATCCCAAACTGACGTGAGCATAGCCGCACAGCGGTACGCGGCACTGGAAAACAATCGATCGCCGTTCCTCAATCGCGCTCGTGACTGTGCCCTGCTTACCATTCCATTTATTGCTCCTCCAAGCGGCACCTCCGCTTCAACAGAGTTTACCACCCCCTACCAGAGCCTCGGAGCTCGTGGGGTCCGCACTCTTGGGGCTAAGCTGCTCCTTGCGCTGTTCCCCAACACCCCCTTCTTCAAATATGCGATTGACGACCTGGCCCTGGGAGAGCTCTCCGCAGGATCAGCCGACGCGACCAAGCGTGGCGAAATTGAGAAAGCCCTAAACAGCCGAGAGAAAGCCGTCACTGCTGAGATGGGTCCGGCCTTGTTCCGCCCCGTGGCATCAGTAGCGTTTCAGCACCTGCTCGTGACTGGTAACTTCTTACTGTACACGCCTCCAGAAGATGGCCGGTGTCGGGGATGGAGGCTGGACCAATTTGTCGTCAACAGGTCTCCGGACGGCCAGCTTATCGAGTTCTGCATCAAGGAGCGGGTGGCACCGTCCACACTCTCCGCGGAAATCCTTTCTGAGGCGGGCATCGAGCCCGACAACCGGGACGCTGCGGGCTCACCCACCCCCGGCGATGACAAGGTCGAGGACCTTTACACCTATGGCGTCTGGGACAACCAGACCGAACGCTGGCTGGTTCACCAAGAGCTCAACAGCGTCGTGCTGGAAAGCACCAAGGGCGAGTTTGAAGAGGGCGAGCTGCCATACACAGCTCTCCGGCTCAACTCTCAGCCGGGCGAGTCCTATGGTCGAGCCTACGTTGAGGAGTTCCTCGGTGACCTTGATGCCCTCGAAGGGCTAACCCAGTCCATCGTTGAGGGCTCCGCCGCTGCCTCTCGCGTTATCTTCTTCGTTGCACCCAACGGTGTCACGGAGCTCCGCGTTGTGGCCGAGGCTGAAAACCTTGATGTCGTCGCCGGTAACGCCGAAGACATCAGCACGCTCCAGAGCAACAAGCAGCAAGACCTCTCGGTCGCCATGCAGCAGGCTCAGGCTATCGCCCAGGGCCTCGCTTACGCCTTCCTGATGAACGCTGCCGTCCAACGCTCAGCCGAGCGGGTGACCGCTGAGGAAATTCGCTATCTGGCCAACGAGCTCGATACTGCACTGGGTGGTATGTACACCCTCCTTGCCGCCGAGTTTCAGATGCCAATCGTGCGCCTCTTTGAGAAGCGCATGGAGAAACGCCGTAAGGCTCCGCCGCTCCCCAAAGAGCTTGTGTCGCCCGTCATCGTGACCGGCCTCGAAGCCCTTGGCCGCGGTGCCGACCAACAAAACATGAAGCTGCTCCTGAACGACATCATCCAGATGTTTGGCCACGAAGCCGCCGCCCAGGTCCTCAACATCGGTGAGTTCATCTCCCGTGCGGGTGCCTCCTATGGCGTTGACATGAACGGCCTCATCAAGACGCCGGAAGAGCAGGCCGCTGCTCAGCAACAGGCCCAGATGATGCAGATGGTCCAACAGCTCGGGCCGAACGCCATCAACCAGCTTGGTGGCACCGTCCAGACCGCAATGAGGGGCCAACCACAGGCTGCGCCCCCGCCCCCACAAGGATAACCTATGACCTCAAAATCCAAAGACGCCACCGCTGTGGCCGATGCCTCCAACCTTGATGCCAACGTCTCCCGGCTGACACCGGCCGCCGCCCCCGCTTATGATGGCGGCCCGCTCACCGCCGGTCGTGGCGAGACGGGCGAAACCCCGTACCCGGAAATCAAGATTGAGATGCCGAACGGGCTGGTAGTCACCACGCACTAATGTCGGACATCCTCACGATCCAAGCCCCCGTCACCGGCCCTGAGAGGCCCGTGGCGGTTCCTGATCCGGTCTCGGAGTCCACAGCTCCAGCGGAGAAGGCACTCAAGGATACGAAGGCCGAGCTGACCCGCGTACAGCAAGAGCTGGCAGCACTCAAGAAAGGCGCTGCGGTCACACCTGACCCCGCTCCAACAGACCCCCAGCCCGAAGCCAAGCCCACCGACGGGCTGACTATACCGGATGTCAAGCCGGACGACGGCGCTCCCAGCCCCGATGACAAGTCAGCGGATGAACAGGTCGTCCCCGGCGTGGACAACGCGGCCTTTGCGCCGTGGCAGGAAGAGTACACCAAGACGGGCGACGTTACGCCCGAGAGCCGCGGCAAGATCGTGGACCTTCTGGCTTCCAAAGGCTTTGCCCCGGAGCTCGCCAAGCAGCTCGTCGATGACTACGTAGAGTCCGCCAAGGTCCGCGATCAGGCCACCCGAGACCGCGCCGTCAATGAGGCGAAGACGATCATGAACTCCGTGGGCGGCGAAAAAGCCTACAGCGACATGGTCCAGTGGGCCGCCCGCAATTTCACGCCTGAAGAGAGGGCCGCCTATGATACGGCCATCACCGGTGGTGGCGCTGCGGCTTCTCTGGCCGTGGCCGGTCTTCAGTCCAAGTATCGCGCAGCCAACAAGGGCAATCCCACCGTTGTGCAGGCAACCGCCCCGAGCATTGCCAGCTCTGACGTGTACACATCCATGTACGACGTGTCCAAGGACATGGCGAAGCCCGAGTACAAAAAGGACCCGGACTTCCGCGCCAAGGTCCGCGCTAAGCTGGATAGATCGCAGCTCTAATGCGCAAGATCACCCAGCTCGTCGTCCACTGTACGGCCACGCCGGAGGGTAAGGAGTTCACCCGAGCCCAGATCAACTCGATGCACATGCAGCGTGGTTTCCAGAAGATCGGGTATCACTACCTCATCCACCTTGACGGTGAGGTCTCCATAGGCCGTCCTGAGGAGGAGACCGGTGCCCACGTTGCTGGGCATAACGCCAACTCCCTCGGCATTGCCTACGTCGGTGGTGTGACCTCCAAGAATGTCCCCAAGGACACCCGCACCCCGGCCCAGAAGACCGCGATGGTACTCCTCCTGAGGAGCCTCCTCCGGAAGCATCCGGGCGCTGAGATTCTCGGCCACCGAGACTTCCCACGTGTAGCCAAGGCCTGTCCCTGCTTCGACGTCAGGTCGTGGTGGAAGGCCGCCAACACCCCCACCCTCGTGAAAGACACCAAACCATGAACATCATTGACTGGGTGATGGCTAACGCCTCCGCCCTTCTCTCCGCCGTCGTGGCGCTCCACGCGTTCGCCCTCATCGTAGTGAACATGACCCCCACCCCCAAGGACGATGAGGCCCTCGCCAAGGCCTACCGCGTCGTTGAGTGGGTCGCTGGCATCATCACGCCCAAGGCCAAGCAGTGAGCCACCTTTGGGCCGCCTTGGGCCTCCTCAAGGGTCTCTTCGGTTTCCTCGACAAGCTGCTTACGCGGCTCGATCAGGAACGCCTGAAGCAGGCCGGTAAGGATGAGCTCTTGGCGGCCCAGGCTGCCGAAGAGGACGCTATCCGTGAAAAAGCTACGAAGGCTCGCGAGCGTCAGCGTCTTGCTGATCGCGCTGCTGATGACCCAAGGCTGCACGACGACGGGTTCCGCCGACGTTAAACCCCGGCCCACCCGAAGCGTTCCCTGCTCATCCCTCCCGCCGATTACGTGGGACCGCACCGACACGATCGAAACCGTCGTGCAGGTCAAAGGCTACAACGCCGTCATAAAGGAAATCTGCCTTGAACCTAGATGAATACACGCTGACCGAGCTCCAGGAGATGATGGAGCATCTTGAGGACATGGAGCTGTCCGGCACAAGCCTCCACAACGTCCTGAGCCGCGAGTACAAGCTCCGCAAAGCACTGAAGTCCCTCTACCTCGAACTCTACGAGGACGTTGAGTGAGCTTCACGATACGCTCCGGCACCCCTGCCGACAACCTTGAAGTGTGGCGCATGTTCGAGGCCCTCGGAGAGTACGAGGACGCCCTCGATCCGCCGAAGCTGACCAACTGGCAGGCTCAAGCCGCCCCCCTTGCCACCAGGTGTCTAGTTGTCGAGCGTGAGCAGGGCCTGTGTGGCTACCTATACGGCAACTTCTGCGCTGGCCGCATCCTCCACCTCTTCGTCGATCACGATTACCGGAGTCTGGGCCTGGGCAGACGCCTGGTCAAGACCTTTGAGAAGATGGTGGCGAACCGGGGCATGAGTGCCGAGCTGGAGGTTACATGTCTGGCGGACAACCTGATGGCCCTCTCGGCATATGAGAAGCTGGGCTATCGTAAACACCTCGTGACGTTGGTGAAACCCCTTTAAACAGAGTCGCGCTACGGGTGGCGTTAGGGTCGCTCCCTGTTACACCCGGACTACCCCCCGCACTGCCCTACCGTCGCTAGGAAGGGGTGCGGGGGCCTATACATTGCGCTACGGACGGCGCTGGGGACGCTCCCCGCTACATCCGGACTACCTCACTGCATGGCCCACCGTTAGTGGAAGGGATGTAGTGAGCCTATCCCCCGTAAGCTCCATCACCGTCTAGGCCCCTGGCCGGGGGCGGATTGACCGAGAGCAAATCGGTATGACAGCCCACCAAGAGCCCTCAGCCCCCTCACCGGGTCTGGGGGCTTTCTGCGTTCTGGCCCCCTTCGCGGCCCCTCCCATGTTCCCTGTTTGGTCCCCGCTGTGCCCCTTTCTAGGCGGCAGCGCCCTGCGAAGCTCTCGCAGGCTACGGCTCTAACCCTCCCGACTACAACGGCTGATCCCACCATCCCCTGCGGGGGCTTGCTGGCGTCAACTACCGGATGTGCGTCCGCTGGGTGTTTGGCCACCCCCACACACCAACAGGACTCCCCTCCCCATGACTGCAACTGTTTCACGTCTAGGCCAGAACAACTCCGCTGGCCAGGTTGACGTTAACTTCCTCAAGCTCTTCAGCGGCGAAGTCTTCACCGCTTTCGAGACCGCGACGAAATTCCGCGACAAGCACTTTTCCAAGCAAATTCAGAGCGGCCGTTCCGCGACCTTCCCGTCCGTCGGTTCGGTTGCCGTTACGACCCACACGCCCGGCGCTCGTATCGCTGAATCGACTGTGCCGCTGGCTGAGAAGACCATCACCGTCGAGTCCAAGGTTGTCGCTTCGGCGTCGGTCGCTGACATCGACGAGGCGATGAACCACTTCGATGCTCGTGAGCCCATCTCCACGGAGATTGGTCGCCAGCTTGCCTACCTCTACGACAAGAACATCGCTCGCTCGATGATCCTTGGTGCCCGTGCTACCAACCCCCTCACGGGCCGTGCTGGTGGTTCGCGCATCATCAACGCCTCGATCTCCGCCGACGGTGCCCTCCTCGAAGCTGCCCTCTTCACCGCGGCGCAGACCCTCGACGAAAAGGACATCCCGGCTGATGACCGCCACTTCTTCGTTCGTCCGGCCCAGTTCTATATCCTGGCCCAGCGTGACCGCCTCCTGAACAAGTTCTTCGGTGGCGCGGGCGAAATCTCCAAGGGTACTCTGGAGACCGTCGCAGGCATCACCCTGCAGAAGACGAACAACCTGCCGACGACTGACGACACGGCCAACACCATTCTCCCGTCCTCCATCCGCGCCAACTACACCAACAACCGTGGTGTCATTACGCACAAGGCTGCCGTCGGTTCGGTCCAGCTGATGACGCTCGCCATGGAAATGGAGCGCGAAATCCGCAACCAGTCGTTCTTCATGGTCGGCTCGTACGCGGTCGGTCACGACTGGCTCCGTCCGGAGTGCGCCGTCGAAGTCGCTACCGCCTAAGCTTCTGGCGGTTCCAATCCACCACACCCTCAGTCCCTTTACCGGGGCTGGGGGTTTTTTTCGTTTGGACCTATGACCAGCATCCTAATCACCCCCACCACCGAGTTGGAGGCCGTTAACAGCATCCTCCGCTCCATCAGCGAAGCCCCCATCAACACCCTGCTTGGCAACCTCCCGCTTGAAGCTACCCGCGCGAGGGCAAAGCTGAATGAGCGTCTCAGGACCGTTCTGACGCGGGGCTGGACCTTCAACACGGATCAGGATGTTGCTCTTAGCTCCACAGGGGGCACTGAGGTTGTCCTCTCCCCCAACGTCCTGGACGTTCAGAATATGGCCCCGAGGACCTACACGGTTCGCGGCTCACGTGTCTACGATCCGGCAACCCGGAGCTATACGCTTCCAGACGCGGTGACCGGAGACCTCGTGATTGCGCTCCCGTTTGAGGAGCTGCCTCAACCTTTCAGGACCTACATCTATCTCAGCGCCGGTCTGGAGTTCCAGAACGAGACCAACGGCGATGCCATTCAGGAAAGGTTCTCCATGCAGCTTGTCACTGCCGCTTGGGTCTCCATCCAGAATTGGGAGTCCCACCGGAGGAAGTACAACCTCGGCTCCAACCAGTCCGTTCGCCGGGCCTTCCGCCGTAGGAACGCCTGATGCCCCAGGTCCAAGGAGAAATCCCCTCGTTCATCAACGGCGTCTCGCAGCAGTCCGCCCCGATGCGCCTCCCCACCCAGGGGGAAGAGCAGCTCAACTACTACTCAACGCTCGTCGGAGGCCTCAAGAAGCGCCCACCGACCGAGGTTGTCGCGCGGATTGCCGAGAGCGTTCCCCCCAACGCCTTCTTCCACATCATCGACCGAGACGCTAACGAGAAATACGTGGCTGTCTTTACGGAGAGCTCCGTGCAGGTCTTTGACTTTGCCGGAAATCCCCGGACAGTAGCGACACCTTCAGGCCTCGGCTACCTCTCCTCACCGGACCTCCGGTTCCTGACGGTGGCCGACTACACGATGGTCGTGAACCGCAACAAGACGGTCGCCATGGGCACTGCCCGAGCCCCGGTGCGGCCATTCGAGGCCGTCATCAACGTCAACGCCGGAAACTACGCCAGGACCTATGAAATCCGCCTTAATGGCTCGGTAGTGGCTTCTTTCTCCACCCCGGACGGCTCTGCGGCCTCTCAAGGTCCCCAGATCGCCACCACCAATATCGCCGCTGAGCTCTACAACGACCTGGTGGCCGCCTTACCCAGCTACCCGTGGGCGGTAGGCATCCATCAGAATGCCCTCCATATCGTCAACTACACCACGGACTTCTCCATAGCAGGCTCCGACGGCGTCAATGGCAACGCCATGAAGATCAACAAGGATCGGATCGCGCGTTTCACGGACCTTCCCCAATACGGCCCTGACGGCTTCGTTATTGAGATAACAGGCTCTTCCGGCACCTCCTACGACAACTATTGGGTCCGGGCAGACAAGGGCGGGACGAACAACAACTCCGTCATCACGTGGCGTGAGACCGTAAAGCCCAACACCGTTCTGGGGCTCGACGCTGCCACCATGCCGCACGCCTTACAGAAGCAGTCTGACGGCTCCTTCATCTTCGGCCCCCTAACGTGGGACAACCGAAAGGCCGGTGACGACACCCGTGTGTCTCCTAACCCGTCCTTCGTTGGCCAAAAGGTCATGGACGTGTTCTTCCACCGGAACCGTCTCGGGCTTCTAGCTGATGAGAACGTGGTCCTGTCCCGCTCGGGGAGCTTTTTCGACTTCTTCCGCACCTCGGCCACGGCGCTTCTGGATGACGACCCGATCGACATTTCCTCAGCGCATATCAAGGTCTCCTTCCTGCGGGCCGCGGTTCCCACCTCGGAATCCCTGTTCCTCTTCTCTGACCGCTCCCAGTTCCGCCTTTCGCAGGGGGACCTTCTGACGGCAAAGACGGTGGCCGTAAAACCTATAGCCGAGTTCACCACCAGCCCGGATTGTCGCCCCATTGCTGTGGGCAACGTCATCTACTTCGCTGGTAGTAACGTCGGGAGCGACTACGCATCCCTTTTCGAGATGTCCTTCGACAAGCGCACCGAGCAGGTTCTCTCCAGCGAGATCACCGCGCACGTCCCCAACTACATCCCCACCGTCGTGCAGCAGATCACTGGCTCTGTGGACGAAAGCGTTCTCGCGATCCGTTCAGATGAGGACCCCGGCTCGCTCTTCATTTACCGGTACTACTGGTCCGGGGATGAGAAGGTCCAGTCGTCAATTTCCAAGTGGGCCTTCCCGGGCGTTACGATCCTCCACTGTCTTCTCTACGACTCCGAGTTGCTCCTCCTCGTGAACCGGGGTGGAAAACTTGTGTTGGAGAGGGTCCGTATGGACACCGCCGCCACCGATCCAGGGTACGATTTCATCGTCCATCTGGACGGCCGGTCCCTGGCCACCGGCGGAGCCTACGACGCGGGGACCAACACCACCGCCTTCGTTGTCCCGCTAGTGGATCCATCAGTGCCCCTCACGTGTGTGATGGTCTCCGGCAACCGCGCTATGACCGCCTACACGGCCACCGTGGGCTCCCGTACCGGGGGCCTCGCCTGGAACGTGACCGTGCCCGGAAACCACACGGGCTCCTCAGCGGTCTTCGGCGTCCCCTACAGCTCCACCTATGAGCTCTCACCTCTCTTCTACCGGGTGGCGAATGGGCAGTCACAGAGGGCAATTCAGGAGGGTCGGCTTCAGGTCAAAACCCTGTCGCTCTCCTTCCAGGACACGAGCTTCTTCAATGTCCGCCTGATCCGGCCAGACAGGACCGATACCCTGATCCCGTTCAACGGCCAGCTCTTGCAGGACCAGACCACGATCATCGGTTCACTACCTATCAGTAGCGGCAGCAAGACGGTCCCCATCGAAGCAGAAAGCCGCCGCGTTCGCCTCTCCTTGGAGAACGACACATGGAAGCCCTGCTCCTTCCTCTCCGCATCGTGGAGGGGCCACTGGAGTGGCAACAACAGACGAGGATAACATGGGACAAATCAGAGCGGCCACCCCTGCCGACGTGGTTGCTATTGCGCCCAACCTGCGGGACGCTGACCGGGCCGAGATAGAGGCTTACGTCGGCGTCCCCGCCTCTCCACTCCTCCTCCTCTCCTTCGCTGACTACTGTGACCGCGTTTGGGCACTGGAAACCAGTGAGGGGGCGGTGGCGGCCATTCTAGGCACCCACCCGGTCCCCGGCTGGCCCCACGTCGGGGTCGTCTGGCTGATTGGCACTGACCACCTCCGCACGCACCGCGTTGAGTTCCTCCGCGGCTGTCGCAAGTACCTCCCCGAGATTTACGGACCCTACGACCTTCTGACCAACGCGGTCGATGAGCGCAACGTGCTTCATCAACGCTGGTTGAAGTGGCTGGGGTTCACCTTCACCCGCCGCCTGGAAACCTATGGTGCTCAGGGCCGGCCCTTCATCGAATTTATTGGGATCAAACCTGAACCATGTGCCCACCCGTAATTGCCGCGGTTTCGGTCCTGACAAGCGTTGCCTCCGCAGCCGCGGGAATGTCCGCAGCGCAGCAGCAGGCTGACGCCACCAACGAAGCCTACAACCGCAACGCCCTGGCCGCCCAAGCAGCCGCTCGTGGTCAGTACGAGAACCTGAACATACGGGCCGGACAGACGAAGCTCTCCGCCGATCAGAACCTGTTCGACAAGTCCGTTGAGGCTCTTCAGAAGCGCAGCACCGCCCAGGTAGCCGCCGGGGAGCAGGGCGTCTCTGGCATCTCCGTTGATGCCCTTGTGGGCACCCTATTCGCTCAGGAGGGCCGCAACGTGGACAAGCTCGGGGCGCAATATGCAGCCGATATCGCCAACATCCAGGCCCAGCAGCGGGATGTGGAGGCGAATGCCCAGCAGCGCATCAACTCCAGGCAGCAAGCCGCTAACGTCTCGCCCCTTCCGTTCATCGTCCAGGGTCTCTCCGGGGCAGTAGGCGGTCTTCAGAGGATCGGAACAGGAACCGTATGAGCCGCGTCCAAGTCCAAGAAATTCAGCCCGATCGCCCGCTGAACCCTGTTCAGATCATTGGCGACACCTTCACCGGAGCTCCCCAGCCCGTGCAGGACCAGAACATGGCCAGGCTGGCGGAGTCCCTTCAGCAGTTCTCCGCCACCATCGGCAGGATGCCCGGTAGGCAGGTCGCTGACCCCCGTGAGGCTGCCCTCAGGGAGTACCTGATCCGCACCCCGGATGTTCAGCAGGTACAGGACGCCGCCACCGGCAGGGTCCCGCTCTGGGATGTTCCCCACCTGCGGGAGATTGCCGCCGCCAACATTGGCCAGAAGCAGGGCACGGCCCTCTTCAGGGATATCCAGCAGAACATGGCCAGCGGCCAAATTCCTGCCCTGGACGCTGACGGTAACCACATTGACATTTGGCCTGCCATTCAGCAGCGCATGTCCGCCGCTATCGAGGCGCTCCCGCCCCACCTAAGGCGCGATCCGGCCTACATGAAGGCCTTCCAGACCACCTTCGAGAGTAACCGCAAAGACCTCAACGACCAGGCCAACGCCGCCCGCGCGGCTTGGGCCAAGGACCAGTTCACCGGTGTGGCCTCGACGGCCATGGACAGTGTCATCAAAGCTGCTGGGGATACGAACAACAGCGATGATGCCGTCAAGGAGCTCTGGAGACGCATCAACTTCGGCGCGGACGGTAAGGGTGGTCTTACCGGCAACGGCATCCGCCCCAAGCAGGTCATGGACGACATCCTCGTGGGCCGCCTCAAGGCCACCGTGGAGAAAGACCCCGAGGCGGCTGCCCGCATCCTGAGTATGGACCGCGGCAACGGCATCGGATCCATGGCCTCTGACCCCCGTATGCGGGAACAGGTTGCGCCCCTCATCGAACAGATCAGGGAGGCCCGCAAGGTCCGCCTTGACAACTCCATGAAGGAGCAGGCCGCCGGTGCCGCCCTTGACGCCCTCCGACGTGGGGACCAGTCATTCAACAGTCTCCAGGATACCGAGTACCAGAACCCCCACGACCCCGTACAGCAGCGCCGGATCATCTCCGCCGCCGATGCGCGGGAGCTGGCCCTGGTACGTGCCCGTGCGGAGTCCGAAGCGTCCCTTCAGAGGCAGAACGTGCCCCCTGACGTGGCCGCCAAGGAGCTCTTCCAGACCGAGGCTCAACGGTACATTGGCTCGAACATCCCCAACAGGGCGTGGTCACAGACCATCAACGACGTTGGGCGCGTCCTCGGCAACCCCGCCGCCGCCACCGAGCCCGAGAACGTGGCCAAGCTGGTGGCCGCTCAGTCTCTCTACGAGAACCTGAACGCCAAGAACCCCGGCTACGTCAAAGAGACGTTGAAGATCGGGGACCGTGAGGAGAGGCTCTTCAGCCTCGCCGCCATGTACCGCGACACGGCAGGGATGCCTGCTACCGTCGCAATGGAGCGGGCAACGAAGACGATGCTCAACTCCACCCCGGAGTTTAGCCGGGCCGCCACCGATCGCGTTAAGGCGGTCATGTCCAACCCCGAGGCTGTGTGGTTCGGGATGGTCCGAGGCTCCACCATCAACAACAAGATGATGGTTCAGGAGCAGGTCGAGAAGCTCGCTACCGCAATGGCCCAGGACACCTCCATCAACCCCGAAGACGCCGTTAAGGCCGCCGCTAAGGTCATCTCCGAGCGCATCGTCACCATCAACGGCCAATCCACCATCGGGAACCCGTTCATCACACAGGCCAACGTCCCCATGTGGAAGATGCGTCTGGATGAGCTCTTGAAGACCTCAGAGAACCTACAGGGCCGGGACGGCAAGATCACCTCCGCCGCCAACCTCTCTGTCATCCCCTCTAAGCAGGACCCGAGTAAGTTCCACGTCGTGGACGACAAGGGCTTCCCTGTGGTGTCGGTCTACACCGACCCCGCCGACGGGAAGACGATCCGCCACAAGCAGCTCTTTATCGCGGCATCCGAGATCAAGCAGTTAGAGGGGATGATGAACCAGCGCGGGCAGGAGCTGATCCAGGTCGATCAAGCCATCGCCCAGTCTCGCGCCACCGCCGCTGCAACGCGGCCTGGTACTCCTGAAAGAGCCAAGGCAGTTGCCCAAGAGGCAGCCGCGATAGCCCGCAGGAGAGAGCTTGAGCCTGCCAACAACCTACCCCTTGGACAGTACAACATCCTTGGCCCCCGTACCAGCAATACAGCTCCGGGACAGACGCCTCTTGAAGCGCTCTCCCTCCCGGCGATCCCCTGATCGCGACTAAACCAGAACTGAAGTGGGGCTAGGAGGCCCCTGAGTGAATGAACGAAGACTTTGACTTTGACACTTCGGAGCTCCTAGCCCCACCCGTCTACCCAGACCTCAAGGACCTGCCGCCCGAGCCCCCGGCCCCGGTTGCGCCTACAGTGGCCCCAGAAGCCCCTTCGGCGCTCGCCACGAGCCCTCAGCCGACTCCAGGCTCCCCAGCACCGCCCCTCGATCCTGGCGTCTCCTACGTCGATCCTATGGCGGACCGCTCCCTCGCCGCCTTCACGAGGAAGAAGGAAGCTGCCCGGCAGGACCCTGCCAACTTCGTCGAGCTCACCAACTCCGCAGCCACCCGCAACCTCCCGATCACGGACACCCTCAGGGACAACATTCAGAAGGCCATCAAGGACGTCTTCGGTGAGGGCTTCAAGGCCCAGGTCTACTCGGGTGGTCAACCCACAGCCGAGCAGGGCGGTAAGCGCGTCGGCAGCACACGTCATGACAACGGTAAGGCCGCTGACGTCTACATCGTAGGCCCGGATGGCAAGCGTGTCACCGGCGATGCCCTGGTCCCGCTGGCCCGGTACTGGAACCAGAACAAGCTTGGAGGCTTCGGCCTCCAGATGAAGGACGGGGGCATCCACCTCGACGAGCACACAGACCGCGCCCCGGCGTGGGCCTATGGCAACGAGACGGCGGGCCAGCAGGCCATCATCAACGAGGCCAAGGGCGTCTCCCAGGCCGTGCCTGGCAATGTCCTGAGCGCCCTGAAGTCCGCCTCCGCCGCCACCGGGATCAACATCAACTTCCTGACCAACACAGCCCGCGTTGAGAGCGGCTTCAATCCCAACGCCCGGTCCGGTGCATCCTCCGCCGCAGGCATCTTCCAGTTCCTCGACCAGACCTGGCTCCAGATCATCAAGGACCACGGGGCCGCCAGGGGCCTCGGGGCTGAAGCCGCTGGCATCACGAGGGGTATAGACGGGAAACTCCGCGCCTCCGACGCCGTCACCCAGCAGCGCCTCCTCGATCTCCGTAAGGACCCCGAGATGGCCGCTCACATGGGCGCTCAGCTCGCCAAGGCGAACCAGACAATCCTTCGCGGTGCCCTTGGGCGTGAGCCTACGGACGCCGATCTATACGTCGCCCACTTCCTCGGGTCGAACGGGGCCAGGTCGTTCCTTACCGGTCTCCGGGACAATCCCGACCGGCGGGCCGCCGAGCTGGTCTCACCCGAAACCGTTGCTGCCAACCGCAGCATCTTCCTCAAGGAGGACGGGTCTCCCCGTACCGCCAAGGAGGTCTACGACCGCTTCGCCAAGAGGTTGGAAGGGGGAACCCCCGTATCCGGCCCCGATGCCGTGGTAACGGGCAATCGGACCGGGCGCGAGCCCATCCCCTTCATTGACCTTCAGGCCGCTCCGAACCTCACTCCGGGCCGCCAATGGACCGAAGCAGAGCGTGAAGTGGCCCAGATGAACTTCCGCGGGGAGCGGGCAGGGGCTCTCGCTGCTCTCCAGGAGAGCGTGGGAAACAACATCACAGGTCGTATACTGTCCCTCGCTGCCAGCTCCCAATTTACCCCCGAACCCGGCTTCGTGCTGGACCCTAAGGTACACTTTGAGGGTATCCCAAAAGAATACCAAGACCGCTTCGCTGCGGTCCTCTCCAACAGTCAGGCCTCCGAGGTCCGCCGGTCCATTCTGGCTGAAATCCAGACCAAGGAACAGCTCGCTTTTGCGGGCCTCCCCGGCACCCTGGGTACGGTCGCGGGTGCCTTTATGGACCCCGCTGCCATTGCCATTGGCGTTGCAACCGGCGGTCTCGCTACGGCCGCGCAGGGCGCTCTCCGCGTTGGTGCTGGTGGTGGTCGCCTGTTGCAGGGTGTCGCCGGTGCCGCCGGTAACCTCGCGGTCGAAGGAGGCATCTACGCCCTCGGCGGAGAACAGCCCACAACTGAGCAGCTCCTCATCTCCACCGGCATCGGGCTCACCTTCGGGGCAGCCTTCGGACGCCTTGCCCAGAACCCGGGGCTGGCTGAAGAGACCGCTGCCCTTACCCGCATGGGCCAAGCCCTTGCGCAGGGGGAGGGTGCTCCAACAGCCGCCGCAGCTCCCGTAGCCGCCACAGCTGACGGGGCTATTGCCGATCTGGCAGAGGTTACCCAGGCTGATGTCCTTAAGTCGCAGTTTGGGGCCGCCCGCTGGAGCACTTCCGCGCAGGTGGGCCGCTCAGAAAACCCGCTGGCTCGCGCCGTAGGCTCCGCCCTCCTGACCGACTCCGTTGGGCAGGGGGCCGCCCAGGGCACACAAGCCGCCGATCAGATGATGCAGCGCCTCTACCTCCAGTCGTTCCACCGCTGGCGCTCCGGCGCTGTGCCGCTGTACAACGATTGGGCACAAGAGAAGGGCCTCAGCCTCATCGAGCGAATGCCTCCGTGGAGCCGCGGATGGCGGGACTTCCAAGAGGAGGTCTCTCTTTATGTCCGGGAAACGGACGCAGCTCGTGCCGCCCAGTTCTCTCCCGCCGTCCAGAAGCAGGGCGAGATCATGCGGTCTGTCCTCGCGGACTGGGCCGAGCGTCTCCGCCTCGCTGGCGTGGGTGGCGCGGAAGAGTTGACGCCCAACCCCAACTACGTCCCCCGCATGTGGTCTCCATCCAAGATCACCACGGCCCTTGGAGAGCACGGCGAGGACGCCCTCATCCGCACAGTCGCTGGAGCCCTCATCAAAGGCTCCTACAACCTGGATGAGCCCCTCGCTATGCGCATGGCCAAGGCCACGATCCGCAACAGCCAGACCCGCTACATGGACAATGAGGACGGCCTCTCGGCCCTCTTCAAGGCCGCCGGGGACGAGGCCAAGCTCACCAAGGTCCTCCAAGAGGAGTTTGGCCTGGCTGGTGATGACCTCAAGACCGCGTTGGGGAGCCTCAGGTCCACCCAGACGGTCACTCCGGCCAACCTTAGGCACCGTATGTCCCTCTACGAGAGCCACGAGCAACTTCTGCCCAACGGCAAGTCAATCCGCCTCTCGGACCTTCTGGAGAACAACGCCGACGACCTCATGGGAGGCTACCTCCGCCGCATGGCGGGCAGGGTGGCACTGGCCGAGACCAAGGTCTACTCACAGGCCGACGGTCGGCTTCTGATCTCCGGCATCAGGTCGGACAATGAGTTCGAGAGTCTGATTGGCAAGATCAAAGACAGTGGGGCAGCCAACCCAGAGCAGTCGGCGAAGGACATCGAGAACCTTCGGTGGGCCTACGACCGCATCCTGGGCCGTCCAGACCCCTCCGCCCTCGGTGAGGTCGCTCAGTGGGCCAAGCTGGTCCGCATGTTCAACTTCGCCCGCCTGATGGGCCAGATCGGTCTGGCTCAGATGATGGACATCGGTCGTATGGCCAATTCCGCTGGCCTGAAGTCCTTCATGCAGCACAGCGGGGGCTTCCAACGTATCCGCGACATGGATGGATCCCTGGTCCTCAAGCACGGTATCGACCGGGAGCTGGAGGCGAGTTTCGGTATGGGGAGCGATCCCCTCCGAGCCTTCGTCGCCTTGAACCACGAAGACCCCGGCGGGATGCAAAACCTCCACCGCGGGAAGTTTGTGGACAGGGCAAACAACGTCATGGCTGGGGCAGGGTACGTGGTCTCGCAGGCCTCTGGGATGAACTACATCAACCAGTGGTTGACCCTCGTCACGGGCCGCATCGCGGCGCAGAAGTTCGCCAACATCGCTGCCAAGCCTGGAAAGCTCTCTGCTTCCGACAGGAACCTTCTTGGTTTCCTCGGCCTCAACGCCGATCAGCAGGCTCGGATTGTCTCCCAGGTCAAGACCCACTTCACCTTGAAGGACGGGGAGCTGTTCGGACGTAAGGTCACGGCCATGAACCTCGACAAGTGGACAGACATAGAAGCTCGGGCGGCCTTCGAGAACGCCCTCTTCAAGTTCAGCCGCTCAGCGGTTCAGCAGGCGGAGATCGGTAACCTCTCCAAGGTCATGAGCACCCCTCTGGCCCAGGTCCTGTTGCAGTTCCGCTCGTACAGCCTCACGGCCTACGAGAACCAACTACTGCAAGGCCTCGCCACCCGGGACAGCCGTCAAGCCATGATGGCGCTGGGTTCCACCATCTCTGGTGGCCTCGTGTACATGGCTCAGGTGCACCTCCAGGCCATTGGCCGGTCGGACGCGCAGGAGTTCACCGCCAAGCGGCTGAACGATCCGATGAAGTTCGGCCTGGCCGTGTTCCAGCGCACCGGGTTCTCCTCCGTTATCCCGATGGTTGCGGACACCGTGCTCTCGGCTACCCCTGCCGGGCCTCTCTTCGACTCCCGCGTCTCCGGACAGCCATCGGACTTCCTCTTTGGGAGCCCCACGATCGGCCTCCTGAATGACGCTGCGAAGACCTCCAAGGCGCTCATGACGAGCACCTGGAATGGCGTTCCGATGACCCAGGCTCAGCTCCGGGACCTCCAGCGTCTCTCCATCTTCGGCAACACCATGCCGCTCCTTCAAACCTACAACGCCGCGATGGCTGATCGGCCATCCAGATAAGGAACCATGTCTGTCTATCAACCCCCCTCGTTTATCCAGACGACGGGGGACGGGGCTACTGTTGCGTACTCCGTTCCCTTTCCGTACATTGATCGTACGCATGTGTTCGTCTCAGTCAACGGAACGCCCGTTCCCTTCACTTGGGTGAACGCCTCTCTAATCCAACTTGCGACCGCTCCAGGCATTGGCGCTATCGTACGTCGGTATCGTAAGACGCCCTCAGGCGTCCCGCTTGTGGACTTCAATGCTGGTGCCGCCCTCCAGGATGAAGACCTCGATCTTGCCGTATTGCAAGCTCTTTACGTGGCCCGCGAAGCTGAAGACCAGATTGGTCAGGCGCTGGTAGACGGGGTGGCGGCAGCCGCATCCGCTACGTCGGCAGCCGCATCCGCTACGTCGGCAGCCGCATCCGCTACGTCGGCAGCCACTTTTAATCCGTCGCAGTACGTACGCGTTGACGGGGTAAAGCGTTATGGCGCTGTGGGTAACGGGCTTTCGTTTGATAGAGGCGCTTTTGCTTCCGCTTTGGCAGTAGACAAGCCCGTGGTCGTGCCCCCTGGGACCTATAACATAGAGTCTCCGCTGGCCATGACAGATGCAGACACCCTGATTATGCGACAGGGCGCATCCTTCACCGGAACACAACCGACAGGCGGCGTGCGGATTTACGACCTTGCACGGGCCATCCCCATAGCTGGCTCGAAAATGAAGATTGAAAAGCTGTGGGAGCGGGCGGATACCCGCAAGCTCGAAGATATAGCAGGCATATGGCCCGGACAGGTCGGAACCTTCTTCGGCGTCTCGCGTGAATTTGACGCAAGCTACGTCACCGGGACTGCTTCGCCTGCCAATGCGATGTTTACCTATGCGGCGAATGTTGGCAGCAACGCGGATGTCGTGGCGTCGATGTCCGTTGCTTTCAGTTGGGCCAACAACAAGACCGTGTTCGGGGCGAACATCATTGCCGGTTCTGCGCCGGGCGTCACTGGCGCAAAGCTGGTCGGCGCGGAAATTGACATTGAGCCGTCAATCGCAGGAGCACCGGCTGCGGGATCAGGTGGGCTCTACATCAACACCTTCAATTTGGCAGTTCCCGGCCCCGCAATTCAGATTGGCTATGTGAGCGGGGGCACCTTCAACAATGGTATTATCATTGATGGCGTAGCTGGTGCTGGTGTTGCTGGCAACTCCGGCGCGATCATGCAGAGCCTGATCAATTCTGCACCGGCTAGCTACACGCAAGACGCCATTATTCTCGGCAACCAGCACAAGGTCCGCTTCAACAGCTCTGGCGGTTCGCCCGTCAGCGTCGGTTGCGACACAGGCAACAATCTGACAATTACCGGTGCTGGGGCTCTGATCACAGCCCGTTCCAGCACAAGCGAAGGCACCCCCCTTGTATCGGTCCGTGACGGGAGCGGCGTGGAGGCTGTTTCCATATATGTGGCCCGTGGCTCGCCCCCGAATGCAGCGGGCTCGGCGCTCAAGATCAACGGACAAAGCGTCACTTCCCGGTCCATCAGTGCGGGCGGAACGATCAACGCTTCCGGGGCCGACTACGCGGAATACGAGTATCGCCGCGAAGACTGCCGCGCCTTTGCCAAGGGCGATATCGTCGGCTTTGACGCGGACGGGCTGCTCACGGATCGATACGATCTGGCCCTTGCCTTCGGGGTCAAATCAACCAATCCGAACCTTGTCGGCGGCGATACCTGGGCGGAGAATGTTGGTCCGCGACCTGTTGAGCCTGTTTACGTCGATCCCGATATTCCAAGGCCACCCGCCCCTGATTTCAAGGGATGCGACGGCCTTGAGTCGAACGAGCGGCAGGCCGCTTTCGATAAGGCGCTTACCGAGTACGAAGCCGCTCTGGCGGCGCACAGGACCGCGTGGGAAGCGCGTGAGATGGTGCCCTATCGCGCCGCTCTGGCCGCGTTTGAGGCCGAGCTTGAGAAGGCCCGTCAGCGGGTCGAGCGCATCGCCTATTGCGGCAAATGTCCGGTGAATGTTACCGGCGCGAAGCCGGGCGACTGGATCGTTCCGGCGCGGGCGGAGGATGGAAGCATTACAGCGTACATCGCCAACAACTCTGGGCTTAGCTTTGAGATGTTCAGGGTTGCTGTCGGACAGGTGCGGCGCATCTTGCCGGACGGACGGGCTGAAATTGCCGTAGGCGTGAGGTGAGGCCGTGACGCGTATGGCTTTCCTGCTGGCTCTTCTTCTAGCTGGATGTAACGGCCTCGGCCCGACTCACCGAGACTTCCGCCAGCCGCCGATCTCGGCCTACATGATCTGTGACGAGAAGCCCGTCCCCAAAGGGTGTGAAAAGAGATGAGCCGCCGCGCCAACTCCTCAACCCTCGAACGGGACCTGGGCAGGCTCGAAGGCAAGATCGATGCTCTAGTCACCGCGGTGGCTGGTTTCGAGAAGGTCATCGAGCGGCAGGCCGAGATGGATAAGAAGGTCACGAACCACTCCCGCGACCTCGGCATTATCAAGCTCATCGCCGGTGGGACGCTGACCCTGGCTGGGACCCTGGTCCTCCAGAGCGACTTCCTCACCATCGCCAAGACCCTCGCAGGAGTCATCCACAAATGAGCACCAGCCGAACCGACCTCAACTCCCTCCAGAGCCTCCTCGTGTCCTCTCTAATGGAACGCATAAAGAACGGAGAGGCAACCGCCGCTGACTTTAACGTGGCCCGCCAGCTCCTCAAGGACAACGGCGTGTCCGTTCCCCCACTGGAGACCGAGCGAGAACTTCACGATCTCGCCAGTGTTCTTCCGTTCGCAGACTTCGACCGCCTCCAAGTTGAGGCAGAAACGCTTCAATAATGCAGAACATCAAGACATCCACCCGAAATGTGGCCCTGGCCGCAGGGGGTACGACTATCCTCACCCTCCCCGCCGGAACCCTTGTACCCCTGGGGGTTCATGACTCCGGTGCCCAGGTTCGTGTCCACTACAACGCCTCACAGGCGGCTGTGGTCACCATCCAGGCCAGCGTTGACAACACCAACTGGGTCACCGTCGCCACATCATCCTCAGCCGTTGAGAACACCCTGTCCTTCCCGTTCATGTACCCGTTCTATCGGGCTACGGTGACCATGGGAGCCGCGGCTGGAACCCTCAACCTCTTTGGTATGATGATTTCTGCAGCCTAACACAGACGCTTCCACAGACACGAGAGCCCCTCCAGGCTACCCCAATAGCTCCTGGGGGGCTCTTCTGTCACCTGACGCATCCTAGGCCATCCTAGAGGCCTTCTATACCAACTGAAAGCATTCTCTCGGAATGACAACCACCAAGGGCCACCTCCTGGGGAGCACCAAGCTCACCAACCCGGACCCACTGAAGGCCGACTTCAGGAACTTCCTATGGGTGATCTGGAAGCACCTTAAGCTGCCCCAACCAACTCCGGTCCAGTACGACATTGCGGGCTTCCTTCAACACGGTCCCCGTCGTATGGGCATCCTCGCCTTCCGGGGAGTGGGCAAGTCCTTCGTCACCGCAGCCTTCGTCTGCTGGGTCCTCTACTGCGACCCCCAGATGCGCATCCTGGTCCTGTCCGCCTCCAAGCAGCGGGCCGACAACTTCTCGACCTTCGTCCTCGACCTCATCCACTCTGTCCCCCAACTAAAGCACCTTCAGCCCCGTGAAGGGCAGCGTCAGTCCAAGGTAGGCTTCGACGTTGGCCCCGCCGCCCCCGATCAGTCCCCCTCGGTGATGTCCCTCGGCGTCACCTCCCAGATCGCCGGTACCCGCGCGAACCTGATCGTGGCCGATGACCTGGAGGTCCCGAACAACTCCGCCACCGCCGCGCTCCGTGAGAAGCTCACCGACCGCGTCAAGGAGCTGGACGCCGTCCTCAAGCCGGGCGGCCGTATCGTCTACCTCGGCACACCTCAGGACGAGCAGTCGCTCTACAACGTCCTCCCAGAGCGGGGGTACACCTTCCGCATCTGGCCGGCCCTATACCCCAGTCCCGAGCAGCGCTCCCGCTACGGCTCGCGCCTGGCCCCCATGATCGCAGCCCGGCTGGACGCTGACGAGACCCTCGCAGGGAAACCTACGGACCCCATCAGGTTCTCTGAAGTCGACCTGGAGGAGCGCCGCCTGTCCTACGGCAGGCAAGGCTTTGCTCTCCAGTTCCAACTGGACACCACCCTCTCGGATGCCGACAAGTATCCGCTCAAGCTGGGCGACTTCATCTGCCACCCACTGGACCCTCAGAAGGCCCCGGTGGACTTCATGTGGGCCTCAGGTCCGCAGTACGCCGCCGACCTCCCCGCTATAGGCCTCCAGGGCGACCGCTGGCACAAGCCCGGCTGGGTCTCCCCCGAGGCTGCCGACTACACCGGCTGTGTCATGTTCGTGGACCCCTCGGGCCGCGGCACCGACGAGACGGCCTACGCTGTCGTCAAGGTCCTCCTCGGACGCTTCTACCTCGTGGCGGCTGGCGGCTTCGTCGACGGCTACTCCGTCCAGACCCTGGAGACCATCATCCGCCTGGCCGAGAGGCACCGGGTCAAGCTGATCCAGACCGAGCCCAACTACGGGGGCGGTATGTTCACCAAGCTCCTCCAGGGCGTGGCCCAGCGCCTGTACCCCGTGAAGGTGGAGGACGCCAAGTGGTCCAACGTGTCGAAGGAAAAACGGATCATCGACACCCTGGAGCCCGTGCTGGCCCAGCACCGCCTTGTGGTGTGTCCCAGCGTCATCGAGAGCGACCTCAGCTCCACCGAGGGCTACCCGGAGAACAAGCAACACCTCTACCGGCTGTTCTACCAGCTTGCCCGCATCACTGCCCAGTCCGGGGCCCTGGCCCACGATGACCGGGTAGACGCTCTGGCCGGTGCCGTTGCCTACTTCGTGGATGTGGCCGCTCGTGACACCACGATCGCTGCCAAGTCCCACCACACAGACCTTCTCGATCGGCAGCTCAAGGAGATGGCCCTTCACATGATCTCCCGCGGTAGGGACCGCAATGGGAAGCCCATGCCCCCACCCGCTGGTGGTGCCGCATTCAATCGAAGCCTGCAACGTAGGCGCTCTAGATAGACACCTAGAGTGTCCTAGAGTGTCTTTAGGATACATAAGTGCATGTAACATGCATAATACACCATCCTCATATAACAAGCTTAGTATCATCCTATTATCCTATTATATATTAATTAGAGAGGGTATCACACTTTCTCAGGATGTCAATCCCCTTACCAAAATAAATATGTTACCCCATCGGGGTGTGTCTCCCCGAAGGGATGTGTCTCCCTAAGGGTGTGTCTCCCCGAAGGGGTGTGTCTCCCCGATGGGGATGCACGTTAACCGGCACGCCACCCATCTTCAGTGTCTATATGGGTCCAATCAATAGGAGCCCCGTACAGACACAAGAGGGGCCTCCAGGTAGGGTAGGAGCTCTGAAGGGGCTCTTCTGTCACCTGGGGGCTCCTAGGGGCTCCTGGAGGCGTTTTAGGGGCTATGAGGGGGAACTGAGGAGAGTGGTGGGGGTTCCGGATGTTTGGTGCAAATTTCTGAGAGAGGCACTCACAACTTCGGAACGCGCGAAGTCCCCCGTGCCCCCCTCGAAAGCAGGGGCAATTCCCACGCCCAGCCCCGCTCTGTCACCACTTCCGTCACTGACGGGATCTAAGTCACTGATATAGTTCACCAACCGAGGGATAGGATATCCGATTGCGGTCCGAGAGGACACTTGACAGGCACAACGGGCTGGGCTACGCGCGTAACGCCTGCGCGTGTCACCCGCGCGTGTTCTCTCCCCTATTTTTTTTTCGATCCCTAGGTAAAACTACGTACGTAGTTTTTCCGCTTGCAATTCCTGCCATTCCAAGACATTCTCCGATCACGCCAGAACACCGGCGGAACTACCGGAGTGGCAGGGATGCCACCTCAGTACGCCTTAGGGACACGCTGACTGCGCAGCAATGGCTTATCAAGACGGCCTTAACCGGCCCGAAAGGTTCGCAGATACCGCATGATGCCCCTAGGGAAGCGACAGCCAACGCTGTGGCGATAACTACCAACACAAGGCTATTGACAAACGCCAATAGCTGGACTACAAGAGAGCCTACCAAGCAGAAAGGCGGTGACCAATGTCATCATCAACAGTGCTTCTTGACCTTCCTCTCTCTGAGGGCAAGGCGAGGGCGAAGTTCTTCCAGATTGGGCCGGACGTGTTCGGCCTGTGTCTTACAGACTACGCCGGTCGACCGACGGGGCGGGGTAAAACCCTAACCAAGGTCCAAGCCGCAAGGCTTAAAAAGGATATCGATGGTTGCAAGACCCTTGATCACATTCGGTCCATTGTTTGGGCCACGCTAGGCTACGGAACGCACATGCGAACGCCCGTTGCTTCGACGTACACGCATCCCGGTCGGCGACCCTTCTAACGCTCGCCTATCGGACACGCATACACAGGCCTCATCCTGAGGCCGATGGGAATGAATGAACGTGGCCACATGTATAGACCGAAAGGTCGATGGCTGCGGTGCAGGGTAGGCAACGGATCGCTCGGAAGGCATCCTAGGCCCTCGGACACCAAACGACGGCGCGACCATTGGGCGGTACCCGATGGCGTTATCAACCTGCGAGGCTGAATTAACAGCAATGAAGGTCCCCATGGACCGCGGCGCGATAGCGATAAGTGAACGGGAGGGGCTGGCAACCTCTCCCTAGTAATCGAAGCTGACCTCTTAGGGGTTTCCTAAGGGGCTCGCTTGAGTGCATCAATAGAGGCTTAAAGTGCACTCAATAGAGCCTACCGCGCGGCAACTAGCCAACAGGTGTTCTCATGTGTTGCTTTCATGCCTCTCCCAATCGACGACCGTCTTCCCGATTATTAGCCCATCAGGCCGGGAAGAGCGGCCCCTAGGCCATCGCTTACCAAACCAAGGAGACTGCCAATGTCTGCCAACCACCCCCCCTGTTCCCTTCGACACCGGTGGGAATTTCAAGCCGGACCACGTCCAGCACCTTGCGGATGGCCGCTGGCTTTATCTTGTCCATTCAGTGACAATGCGAAACCTGCTTTCCGGCATTGCCGACACTAAGGATGGGGCCATCAGGGCCGCACGTAATTTCGTCAAGCGCAATCAGAATGCGATCTATTCGCCTGAGCGGTGCGGAGGCTGAGAACATGGCATTTGATCCCTTCCACACCACGGACGCCTACATCTCGCCGGGAGCGTTTGTCGCCTACGCCAACTCCCCACGCATTCACCACGCCATGCGCCCCGCACTGGCCCGACAGGTGGTTGAGATTGCACACAACTGTTTCCCTGAGGGCTTTTACGTGTCCCAGGATGCACCGCAGACCTGTTCAGACATCGCCAAGTCCTTCGCCAGTGGCCGGTTCACGGTGTGGTCGGGCGGCTCTGACCTAACTGTCTGGGGGTCGCCTTTCGTCAATTGGTGTTTCAGGGCGTGGCATGATTGGTGTCACCTACGTGTTGGCTGTGCGCTGACTGAGGATGGTGAAGCGGCCGCGCTGCGGATGCAGCAGGCTATGGCCGTGGCAGTTGGCAGAGGGGGAAAAGACCTCCTACTGCTGGAAGCAGAGGTGCTAGGGCAGGCTGCCCACTTCGCCAAATTCGGAGCGTTTCCAGTCGATCAGATCATCTTTGCTGATCGTTGGATGAACCTCGGGGAGCAGGAAGCTCTTCTCATTCGCTGCTGAGAGCCTACCAAAAGAAAGGGACTACCATGTCTTATCCACACACAATCACCCTCGGTAAAATTAGAGACGCCAAACCATGTGGGGTCAAGGTTTCGGAGGGTGTCACTCCAACGGGGTTCGGAAAGCTCTTGATCGGCCTCGGAGAGCCCCACGTAGGCTATAACCGAGACCGGGTGGTAACCGTCGGGGATGTGGCCATCATCAACGGGGTGGATGACGCTCTATGGTGTCTTCGCTGTGTTGACGATGGGCGAGCCCGTGTGATGGCGATCATGCCTACAGTCCGCCGCGCCTCTCAACACACAACAGACCGGCGCGTCTTCGACTGTATCTCCGCGCTCGACCTCTGGCTTGCTGGGGA